TATGATTAGTGTATGGTGTATCATTTTCATCATTTAATCCATAGTATGAAGGTCTCCAAACAAATGCAACACTATCTGCATCTTGCTCTAATGAACCAGACTCTCTAAGATCAGATAGAATTGGTTTCTTATCTGGTCTTTTCTCCACCTCACGACTAAGTTGAGCCAATGCTATAATTGGTATACCTAACTCTTTCTGTGCTGCTTTTAGTGTTCTACTAATCTCAGCCACCTCTGCTTCACGATTGCCACCTTTAAAGCCTTCTATTGTCATTAGTTGTAAATAGTCAATTATTGCCCACTTACACCTTCCTTTTCTATGCTCACGTTTCATTACCCTTATTGCCTCGTGTACACCACACCTTGCCTTATCGTAAATCAGAAATGGTGCTTTCTCAATGCTACCTATAGTCTTTTCAAATGAGTGCAGTTCAGATTGACTTAGGTTACCATCTCTAAGTCGTGAAGAGTGGATTAAGTCACCAGCCTCTTGTAATATTAGTCTCTGACATAATTGACTTTTATTCATCTCAAGGTTAAAGTATATACCAGCCTCACCACTTTTCATACCATGAAAGAGTGCAAGTGCAGTCTTACCCATTGATGGTCTACCAGCAATGATTATGAATTCGGGATGGAATCCACCAGTAAACTTATTAAGTGACTTTAGACCCGTCTCAAGACCAGTAGTCTTACCCGATAATGTTAGTGCTGCCCTACGATAGTATGACTCACGTTCATCATTGGTTAGGTCAGATAGGTTAATGATGTTATCTGAGTTAGAACCAGTATCAAGTAAATCAGTTAATGATTTGATGATTGATGTAGCAGTTGTAAAACCATCAGTATTAACAAGACCTAATGACTGCTCAGTTACAATTGATGCTATTGATCGCTTGATGTGTTCATCTTTTAGTATGGCAATGTATTCGTTTACTGGTTCATTGTAGGTCAAGTTGTTTGACCACATAACTATCTCAGATGTTTCTTTAGGTGTAAACTTACCATGTTCATTGGCAGTCATAAAAAAGTTAACAAGGTTAGGAGTAAGACCTTTGTCAATCGTTTTCTTAATTACTGAATAACAACGTGAGGTAAGCACCTCATTGAAGAGATGCTCACCAAGTTGTGGCATTAGTTCTTGGTGGGTCTCACCAGTCATTAAGATACCTATGAGTGCTTGTTGTGGGTTAGTCATTGTTTTTCAAATTTAATATATTTTTTGTTTGTGTAATGCTTTTTTAAATTTATTTGTTAGTCAGTACAAAAACCGCCTTGACAACCAGCACCACCGCCATAATTAAAATCAAGTTGAAGACCTAACTTAGATATATTTTGGTATGTCATTTCATTTTTCCATGTGCCTTGTGCTTTATTTTCTTGGTCAATAAACCATTGCATCTTATCAGGATTATCTTCATAGTTCTTTCTTAGTTGTTCTTTTGACTTATGAAAACATCCAACACAATTACTATCAATTGGAAATTTAAGATTTGTTGAATCAGCCCATTGTTTAACTGGTAGGTGTGTTATTTTATTTTCAATTAATGGAAAATATCCTTCGCGCCATTCTATTTCTTTCCATTTGTTTCTACCATTGATTGACTTACCTACTATACCTTTAAAAGTGTTAGTTAGCCTTTCCGCTCTTTCCATTTCGTCCCACCTATAACCAATACCCATTTTTATTTTTTCATTGATATTAGTATACCACCAATCCCAAATAGGTCTCATTTTCATTTCAGAGGTGCAAAACCTTCTTAGTGCATTTGGTAGTATTGTACTTTTTTTTATTATTGAATCAAATGACTTACCACTTACCCATATGATTTCTTGACCTATAAGTTGCTCAAGTTCTAAAATTACGATAAGTGTCTTATCATCTTCAGCAGTTGCTATAAATTCTTTTCCAATCTTATCAGATATTTTTTTAATCAATCCTTTGTCATTAGGAGAACATCTAACATCTTCAATAGTTACTAAAGAAAATATGTTATAATCTGCTGGATAATGGTAAGCCATATATGATGATGTCTTACCGCCTGATAGTGAGTTTATAGTTTTCATATTTTTATTTGACATCGTCACCTACATAGTGTTGACCTTGTGATGAACGATTGAAGACTACTGGTGCTGACTTGACAAAGGTGTTAGTTTTATTGTTATTGAGTTCAAAGATACCTACCCAGTTATTCTGTATTGAGTTTTCAAGAATCTTAATAGCAACATCTTTGTTAGCCTTTGATAAGTCTCTAAGTTTCTTAGTCAATAACTCAACTGCATTCTTAGTAGGTATTTTTTTCATATTTATTCTCATTTGAATATAGTTGATGAATGTAGCATTAAGAGTTACATCAGTTCCTAAATATTTTTCAGTCTCAATCAACTTGACAAAATCACTTATAGATTTTGGCTCTTTGTTATTCTTTACTTTAACTATTTCTCTTTCATTAACACTTACATTATCATTTACATTATCATTATCAGTTGATTCTGTTGAACACACCTCAACACTTTCAACACGTGTTGATTCTGTTGAACTCTGTTGAAGTTGTTTTAATGCTTTGATTTCTGCTGACTTTTTACCAGCCTTACTCTTTGCTTCTATTGATTCTAAGTAACTTTCATTGTCTCTATCTAATTGTAGTTTGATAGGATTGAATACAAAGAATAGCATATTAGATGGCTCAGGAAATGTACCATACAACTTATACTCAAAGATTAATCTTGTTAGCTTACCTAATTGTTCATCATCCAAAAATCTTATTGTATCATAAGAATCGTGGTATAATAGAAATGCCTTTTTACGTTTCATAACAATAAAAATACCCTATGAAGACTGAGGTAGTAGCGACCTTGATTTTACTCTTAGTCTCTCAGTCACCATAGGGTGAAATGTTTTTAAATCATTCAGGCTACTACCTCTGAATGGTGCTAATTTACAAAATTATTCTTGATTGATATATGATTCAATAACTTTAATTGTCTCGTCTACTCCAGTAGAAAACAATGCAGCATAACCTACTTCATTCAATGCCTTTAATATTTCTGCTTGTCTCTCTGTATGTTCATTAGCTTTCAATGTACCATCCTTTTTAAATGGGTTAGCTTTCTCAGTCTTAATCTCTATAAATAGACCAGCAAAGTTACCACGTGGTAAGGCAATGAATAAGTCAGGATAACCTTTGATAGGATTCTGTGACCTATGTTTTGTAGCCATATATGGACTCAGATACATACCAGCAGCAAAGTCAAATCTGAATATTACCTTTGGGTGCTTTATTGTTAGATACTTTGCTATGACTTTGTAAATCTCTACTTCGTGACTCATTGAGAAATAATTTATAGTTGTGGATAAGTTGACTTCTTGAATTGTTTGCAAGGTAAAGATAGTAGTTGAGTTCGTATACTGGTTGCCAATCAAATCTGTAAGACTTAGGATAAAGCCTTTCTAATGAAGATGGTGTATGCATTACCTCAACTACTGGTGCTTCATCTTTTAATTTAACACCAGTTATCTTAGACATCTGTTTCTGAATTAATAGAGTTAACTTATTGTGGTTGATGTCAAGGTAGTTTGCTATTTCATTAGATCGTAATTCACCACCGCAAAGAAACCATCTACTAACACCAATAGCATACCTATCTTCAATCTCTTTAAACTTCATTGACTTACCAGTTAAGTATTCAATGTGTTTAATTAGTTCATCCTTCATTAGTCACCTTATATAATTGTTCGTAGTAACCTTTACCAGTACCATAATTTTCAAGTATAAAACCATTCTTACCTAACCAATAACCATCATTCCAAGCATGAGTAATTTGTATCTTTTCAATTTCTAAATAGCTTTCAATAACCTCAATTACTTCAGGACATTCTTTATTTAACTTTTCGTGTGAACTAAGTAGTCTTAGTATGATTTGAATTGCAGTTTCATTTTTCATTGTTATGATTTATAAGATGAATTAAAATGTGATTTGAGTTCATTAATGTTGGTGTCAAGGTAACCAGTAATTAACTTATACCCATCAGCAATCTCATTATCACTATGTCTATATACTAAGATTGAATCCGATGTACTATTGGTCTTCTTACTTCTTGCAGTCACTCCAATATAATAAAAGTTCTTAGGGTCAATTCCAGCAATCAATGAATACCATACCGCCTGAATGTGATTGTAATGCTTTACCATATCTGAACCAAATACATCTAAGGTCTTTGCTGATGTTGTTTTGATGTCAGCTATCACATTTAATTGCTGATTGTAGATATCAAACATAGCCTTACCTTCAATAGTATGTCTGCCAATTTGAACTTCC